TCCAATTGTATAATATCCCCTCCTAATAAACTATGAGCAGAAGTTGTTGTAATGGTACATGTTTTAACACTAGTACTATCCGTTGCTAAAGTAGAACTTCCAAAACTTGAGGCACTATAAGGAGTGATATCGTAAAGCGTTCCTTCAAAATAAATTAATAAAAATTTGTCTGTTCCGATGGCCACGTATCGGTTGCCATCCAGATCGACAAAAGAGTGTTGAGCTCGGGCTACACCAACAATGGTATCGGTTAATAAAGAAGACCATCCTCCTACTTTTTCAGGAAGGCCATATCGGAATCTAACATTGTCAGAACTCACCCAGCGCCTTTCAGCACCGACCTGAGTCTGTTGTTTATCGATTCCTGGTAAAAGTTTAAAATCTACGAGCGGCATTCGGTTAGCCCCTACGAAGCACTATTCGTTTTGTATATCCAGCCTACTGTAGCATTGGCATATACCAACGTAATAGCTTGGCCGTTAGTACTAAGGGTTAAATTACTTGCTGAACTATTAATCTTTTCTGACCCATTAGAATCAATAGTTAGATTGTTTGAAGCAAAATAATTTTGACTGTCAATAAGCGTTACTTCGGATCCCACAGCTCCAGCAGGAAGAGAGACGGTAAATGCATCACTTGTCTTAGTATCACAAAAAATTTGATCACCAGCCACGGCGGTATAAGCTGCGGTATGGGTGACATAACTTTTTTGCAGCATGCCTAAAGCCGTATTCGCTCCGTTAGAGTACACCAAGGCGGTTGCACCGACAGGCATTATATAACCTGTACCTGAAGCCGTCTTAACGGTTAAAGTATAATTACTTGAAGAACGATCCGTTGAATCTTTAACAATGAAAATTCTTTCTGCCGTAGCAGGCATAATAAAATTACGATTACCCGCCAGGGTTCCTGTTAGTGTAAAGAATAGATTTTTACCAGTAGAAGTCGCTCCATCATTCAATAACAATGTGACATCGCCTGAAGCAACGTCGACCGATAAATATCCACTCGAAGCTTGTTCTAATATTTCTAAATTAGTATTGGTAACGGTTCCCCATAACCCAGCTTTTTCACCTGTGGTTACTTTTTCTAATTGTAAATTTGTTGTATATGTTGATGCCATAATTTTCCTATAATGGGTCTATATTAGTCCAGGTTTGACTTGCATCTGGATCAATTGCATTCCATGTTAACACATTCACATCGGCCGCGCCAGTAGAAACTGTTACCGCGCTCCCTGTGGGTATTACCAATCCACTGATGGTATAGGTACAAGTTCCCATAGAAACGGTAACTCCACTGCCAGTGACAGTAAAAGAAACACTAATATCGACTAGAGCCGTAGCTCCAAAAGTCGTCTCTGCGAATGCTGATAAACCTAACATATAAAATTCCTAAAAAAGAGAGTGTCCAGGGTGATTGGTGGAGTCTGGACACTCCCTTTTTACTAGTATCATTTTTTAAACCAAGAAGGAAGTCCTAAATGAGGACGCTTATCAAACATATTATCTTTAGCTCCTGGGGTCTTGCGATTATTATAATGTAAAAAGACTTGAATACATTCTTTGCCTTTAAATTTATTTCTCCAATGCTCTAGTTCACAGCCGCTATAAACCAGCATATCTCCTGGTTTAAGATCTACTTTTATACCTTTGGGAGCATTAGGCTTTATTAAATTTTGTTTTTCGTTTATTACGTTAGAGGCCCCTGTTGGATCTAAATATAAAGGCCATGAATCTCCTCCAAGATTCATCGTCGTTGATATCTCACAACTAAATCGATCTTTGTGTCTTTTAAGAACATCCCCATGTTTATAAATTCTTGCATAGGTATAAGCAGGATTCAGTTTCAATCTTGTAATCTTTTCCATAATGGATTGACACTTCAACATTAAAGTTTCCATCACTATATCTGAATAGCAAGAATAGGTATGCGGAATCTGTTCATTTTCTCCTTCATAATACCCTACCATAACTTCATAAGGAGAAATGTATCGAGTTTTTCTACAGGTATCATAAACCTGTTTTTTCATTGCAAAATAATTGGCAACAAAGGTAGCTAACTCTTTTGAGATTGCTTGTCGTATAATACAATATTTATCTTTCTTAAACATCTTTTATTACATCAAAATTAATAATACAACGAACACCTTTTTTAGGTTGCTCAGCTGTGTGTTGAATGTTTCCCTCAAAAATAACTAGTCTTCCTTTTTTGGGAGTAATTTTTTTTACAATTTTAGAATTTTTTAAAAACAAAGTATCTCCATCAGAGTCTATTACATAATATAAATAAACGATATGGGGATAAGAAAAATCTGTATGGGGTGTATCGTGTTTTGAACCAATTAGTTTAGAGTTTAAGGGAACTTGTAAAAAAGCACGGCATTGAATAATTTGTTTTTTAGTTAAAGAATTAATAATAGGTAATACTAAATTTAAAGATTTACTATTAGGGTTTTTATCTAAAATAAAATAATGAGTAAATGCTGGTCTCTGTTGACTTAATTCAATATTTAAATCCTCTGTAACATCTTGACGATAAAACCAAGGAAAATATTTGTTTTGTAAAAGTTCTTTAATAAGAAGGTTTTGTTGTTTTACAGGAATACAATTATCTATAATTTTTATTTTATACATCTTTTGCCATCTCCTTAGGAATAGCAGTGATATTCCAATGAATAAATCTAAAAGGTTCTTTACCATGATCGACTGCGTATTCATGTTCCATATATCCTGGAAAGATAATTAAAGTTCCAGGCTTGGGTTTAAAATGAATCAGTTCACTACCCAAAAATATACCTTTTAAATCTGGTTTCAGTTTTAATTTTGTAGTTCTTGCTCCTGTTCTTGGATCATGAAAAATAGGATAAGAAGTTTTATCTGAACATTTTAAAAAATAAAATCCTGATACATGTTGATTCCAATGAAGGTGTGCGGAGTGATGACCTCCGCCTTTTTTGGAAAATTCTTGTACCCACATTTCAGAAAACAGGGTGGTATAGAGTTTCATATCATAGCCATGATGATCTAAAAATTCCCAAGACTTTTGACCGATATAATTTCTTAAATCTAAAAAATCATTATCCTTGGTTAATGGAGTTGAATGGTGGGTAGCGCCAAAATCTTTATTGGCTTTAATAATTTTTTTATCTCTTTTTCTAGCTTCCTTAATATATTTATCACTCGCTTTATTTAAGGACTTAACAAACTCTGGTTTTTCTTCAGACCATATGGGTGTTTTAAAATATTCGTTTATATACATTATTTAAAGGGATAGCCTAAATGCCATGCGACAAGTGAATATCTCGTTCCTGATGTTACGGGTTTAACCCTATGCCAAACAAAACTAGGAAAAACAATAATACTTCCTTTGGGCAATATTTCAGTTGCCTTTCTTAAATGTTTAGCTTCATCTCTTTGGGGCGGATCGTATTGTCTAAAATCAAATTCTAGTTCACCCCCCTTATATTCTGAACCATCAGTGAGCTGACAAGTCATGGATAGTTTTCTTATCTTCCCATGTGAAGGAGTTTTAGGTGAATCATAAATTTTATCCCAACTATCACAATGCCAATCATAGTATTGATTGAGTTTATACTTTGTAAATTGACAGGCTTCAGACCAGTCCCAATTAAAATTCCAGCCAGCTAATTTATTAGCTTGATGAACAAAGGGGTGTATTTCTTTATAAATCCATTTATCATTCAACCAAACTAGATCCGAATCTCTTTTATATTTTAAATTTCTAATTTCATCTTTGTTCAAAGGTTTATTTTTATCTCTACTATAACCCCCTGTAATCGCCATGGATTCTTTTTTCTCTAGAGCATATTTAATAACCTCATTACAAAATCTAGGCGTTAATGCAGATTTAAAATACCAAAAATAATTAGTTAAATTCATGAGTAATCGTTAGAATAAAGTTAAGAGAATCTTTTTGATTGTTAGTGATATAATACATTTGTGTAGAAGGGAACATGATAAATTGATTATTAGTTAAAGGGATATCCCAAGATCTTCCTGCTCTTTTATTGGCATCATAATGGATTCTAACGCTACAATCTTTAACATTGACTCCATATAACAAGGTGTAATCAGGAGAATTTTTTAAATCTACAGGATCGATATTAAGTAAAGGAATAGAAATTTCTTTAGGTTTATAAAAATTTCCCCATGTTTCTTTATTAACTAATTGAAATTCATATTCCACATTAATATGTTCCTTTACATAAGTATTTAACTTATCCCATTCCCTTGAAAAGGGAAATTTTTTATTATTGGTTTGTGATTTTAAAATGTCTGATTGAAGTTTCTTGCGGTCTATTTCAAAACCTTTCGGCATCTCGACGTCGCCGTAATATAAATCTATTTCTGATAATACTTTCTTTTCCATATCCACCATCTATGGTTTATCTTATTTTTTTAAAATTATCTATGTAATATTTTCTTTCTTATCCCAAGATTTATCGGCTTCATTCCACACATAATGATGAGTTTCTGATTCTGCGCCTAAATCTGGAGCATCGCCGATTGGTGAATGCCACCTAGCGTCTGTTGTATTTAAAACCCATGAAGCATAAGGTTTTTTACCATAGAATATATTATTATCTTCATCCCAAATATGCCCTATGCCTGCGTAGTTTCCTCTCAATGCTTTAGAGTCATCACCTGATTTGTGTTTTCCACCATATGTATTGTAGGATGTTTGAATCCACATTTGAGCAGGCCAGTTATGGTGTCGCTCTAAATACTGTTGTCCTACGACTTCATCTTCAACGCCATCAGCGTTCAGCATATCAGAGTTATTCAGTGTTAATACTGTAATAACTTTTGAGTTTGATCCTAGCTTTGCAAAGTGTGCCATAATTATTGAAATTTGTACCTTATTGTTACGATGCCTGGTCCACCAACACCACCAGATGATGGTGCACCTGAACCTGATCCTGCACCGCCGCCTGTGTTAGTAACTCCAGCGCAACCACATCCACTTCCGCCTTCATTTCCATCTCCACCTCCGCCAACTCCTCCTGCACCTCCACTAGCTCCAGGAAGGCCTGAATCCGTTGCACCGCCACCGCCTCCAGAAAAATATCTTGTTGAACTTACTGGACCTGCTTCACCATAAGATGGTGCTGTAGGACCAAAAAAACCATCACCCAGATATGAACCTGCTCCTCCAGCGCCTCCAGTTTTATAAGCCGAATTGGCACCTACCGCTGCCGCACCTCCACCTCCACCACCATTTGTAGAAGCTGAGTGAGCATCATATCCTGCTCCACCCGCAAAACCTTGATCTGGTGTTACATCTGGAGTATCTCCCGCACCTCCAGGGTAACCCGAAGTTGGACCTGGTCCACCTCTACCTCCACCGCCTGATCCACCAGCACCACCTGGTTCTCCTCCTCCACCAGGAGGAACACCACCTCCACCATAGCCACCACCTGCTGATGAAATAGTTGAAAAACTTGAAGTTGCTCCTTGAACACCTCTTGAACCTGGGAGAGAAGTACCAGATCCAGCTGCTCCGCCTCCCCCTACTACAATAGGATAACCTGTTGCTGAAACTGTAATACCTGTAGGATTAGCTAAAGGAGACATTACTGGGGCTGCAATACAGCCAACAGAATTAGAAAGTCTAAAACCGCCAGCTCCACCAGCTCCTCCTGATCCTCCGCCTCCACCGCCACCACCAGCGGATACTAAATAATCTACTGTAGTTGATCCACATGCATTTCCAGCACAAGACACACACAAAGTTCCTGGTCCTGTAAATACATGGGTTTTAAAATCACCAACAGTTAATGTTGCAGCTCCACCAGTTGCGGTAACATAAAGTGAAACTGGTCCTGCTTTTGAACTTTCAGTTTCTTGAACATTTATCCATCCTTCAGTTCCATCAACATAAACAAAAGTTGCTGATTGACCATTGACACTTAAAGTTACACTTCCTCCTGCATCACCTCCACCCATTTTTTCTGATCCATTGGGTGTAACTGTACAATTATTAGTATTAAAAGTTCTTGTGTAATCAGCGATGGCTACGATTGATCCAGCGGCTCCTGCTGGTAGATTAACAGTGATGCCTCCTGATGTGGTATTAATAAAATATCCAACGGCACTTTCTGCTGTTACAGTACCAGTTTTAGGAGTTGTATCCCAATCAACCGTTCCTGTTCGGCCTTCCGCAAGAGCCGCCACGACTCCCGAGGCTCTATATGGATTATCTCCTGTTACGCCACTCATAAATTCTCCTATAAAGTTTGATCTAAATAACTGATAACTACGTCCACATCTCCTGTGCCACCTAATTTAGCTGAAAGCACATCGGTTGTTTGAAGAACAATTCTTGTTGTATGTTCAAAAGTTGCATTAGCAGCCAGAGCTTGATCAGAATAAATTTCATAATCATTAGCACCAGCACCATCTCGAATATAAAGATCGAAAGTTTCTGCGGTCCCCCCCGTTTCACAAATCGATATATTAAGTATCGTATAAGTGTGGTCAGCAGTTACCGTAAGTAAATCTACTTCACTATTCGAAAGCTCTTTAATTAGAGCTACTTTCATTGCTTCACTTGCCATATTTTCCTCCTATTAAAATCCCATTACCAATGCTTTACCTGTAGAAGATACCGATGGATTCATTGAACCCTCAATAGCTACAACTCCAGTTCCATTTGGAGTTACAGTAATTTCACCATTTGCACCATCTAATAAGGTGATGCTTCCAGCATTAGTTCCATTATTTGTATTTAAAATTAAATCCCCCGTACCTTGTGTGGTAAGCGTTGCATTAGCATCATTATCACCAATCTGTACGGCATCGGCTCCAAGATTAACATCGCCTGTTCCGTTTGGAATAATATCAATATCTCTGTTTGAAGTTGAAACTATATCGTAAGTTACAACATCTAAATCTCCACCTAATTGTGGCGAACCGTCCGCAGCAAGACTACTAAAGCCTCCTACCTGAGCATCACTTGCGTTTAAATAAACTGCTTTTTCTGAAGGCAATGTACAAAAAACTTCTTTTGAGCCTGCAGAAAAATCTACCGCGGAATCCGAATTGGAACTTTCCAGAACGGTAGTTCGAGTTAATGTTGAACTATCTGCGTTTAATGTTCCTAATCCTACTTCCCATTCATTCTCAGTATTTATTGAAATGGCGTAGTAAGTCGTATTATCATTTCCAATTCCAGCAGCAAAAGTTTGAAAACCACCGACTGCTCCTCCCAGAGTCACGGCTCCCGTGCCTGTTGTTGAAGTTGTTTCTCTTACCCTGTTATTTAATACTAATGCCATACTATGCTACCCTTATAATTGCAGCGCCAGCAGTAGCTGCTGGAAACTGAATTGTAAAATCTCCTGAAGTGGCTACTTTATCTCCACCAAAATCGATGACTAAACAAAGTTTGTTACTCGCGTCCGTATTATAAATAGCCGCGCCTAATGAAGTTAATGTTACACTAGAAAAAACTTCATTTGCAAAATCTACGACCGCAGTATTACTTCCTGGAATACTCACGGCTTGAGAACCTAATAATTGCCCTCCTGTCGCATAACCCGTGCCCGAAGAACTTACTTCATTGTCGGTACTATAAACTGTTGATGATGTTGTATAGGGCGGACCCAAGGTTGTTACATATAAAGCAATATAAAACTCATCTCCTCCACTTGCAAAGTTATGGGTTCCTTTTAAAAGTTCCGATTTAAATGCGTCTGGTATAATATTTGCCATATTCTATTCCTAATCCTGTGTTGGTGGTGGTGATTTAAGAGGTGTTCGAATAACTCCGTCCATGTATTCGTCCCTGCGTCTTCGACCTTGTTGTTCGATCGCGTACGATTGTAAAGCCTGCTGATACGACTGCTGATAATATTGTACCAGATTTTGCGGACCTTTCAAGTATCCATATGCTTCTAGCAAAGAACCGTACAAAAGTAAATCCTGATATTTGTTGCTCAGATAAGTTGTTGTTGAATCTGATACCGTAATGCTCGATGGCTGTTTAATATAAGCCAGAGTAATTTCATAAGCGGCATCAGGAGTAGGAGATACCACCCAATAGGTAGCATCCCAATTTCCATAGTATTTAGGTAATCCTGATGCTGTTGAAGGCGTATTATAGTATTCGGTCATATAAGAAGTATCTTTTT